TAATGTACCACGTTTTATGTCGTGTTGGTGAAGGTCGTGTATAGCACTCGAAAGTAGATCGACTTCACGTTTAGTTTCATTTAACCATATTTCTTTAGATAACTTGTCTACATCTTCTATAGTTAAGTTCATATCTAAGTAACCTAAGTGATGTTCTTGACCGAAACTATCTATCACATGGACATTATAGTGTGTATTACCTTGGTATTTATCTATTATTATTTTTCTAGTCATAATCTTCGTCTTTTAATAATTCTTTTACTTCGTCTCCTACTGTCTCAAACCATTTGTCTATACAATCAGTGTATGGGTCAAATTCTGGTAGGTATTTTATTAGTAATCTTTTTAATTCTTTAAGTTCAGTTAGTTTGTTCATAATTGTTTATTTATATTATCTATTAGTGTTTGTATTTAGTTCGTAAAAAGTGTGACATTAGGGTATTACTCTCTTTATTTAACTACCAATTGTCACAGTTATACATTTAATAAAAGGAAGGGGAAACACTCTCTCGAGTGTCTTCCCGACCTATCCAACTAACTAAACTAGTTCTTTACCTCGTAGTATCATTGGTATGTTATTAGTCGCGGTGTATGACTTATACTTTTCCCAACATGGTAGAGTAGTCAAAGTTTCTTTCATAATTTCGAACACTTTATCATGGTTATACACTACTTCTTTACCTTTTTTAGTCATAAAACTTATTACTTGGTTTTTACCGATTAACGACTTTCTTACTACGAATCTCTTCGATTTTAATACATTTACTTCTTTTTTCATAATTTTTTTAGTTTAATTAGTTTATATTTATTTTATTTACATTTATATTATCCAATACCTTTCGTTTTTAGTCCGTAAAAAGTATATTATTTGTTTAGTTGTTATTTTTAGTTAGTAGGTATTAGTCTTACCTTGACTGTGTATGACTAAAACTTTTATGGAATACTAGTCTATCTTTAAAATTACCATAATCAAAATACTTATTATTATTATAGTGTTCGTCAAGACTTACATAACAATAACCTTTTATATTTAAGTGTTCGGTATAATACTTATTAAACCATTTTGGTAATTGGTGTAATTGGTATGGTAAATAAGTTTTATTATTTAATTTAATAATATTTAAAGAATTTGTTTTAATTGTATTTTTCATAACTTTTTATTATTATTATCGATTACTATCCGTATTTGGTCCGTAATTTTTTGCTGTACACCACACTCCTTCGGAGTTGAGTCAGTGTGCCTCGCTTGTATGGACAATGAAGTTCCAATCGTTTATTATTATTATCGACACTCAGTCGTACTTGACCCGTAAAAAATTGCTGTACATGGTGCTATACACCACCTTCGGTGGCGGTTCCTACACTCTGTATTATCTACAGAATGTTGGAATGTTGTTAGTGTTTGTGTACGACTTGTACTTTTTGAAACAGTTCATACTCTCAAATCTTTCTTTGTTTCTTTCATACACTTCATCATGATTGTAAGTAACTTCTTTACCTTTCTTAGTAGTGAATGTGATGATTGTGTTTGTTCCAATTAGACTCTTTCTTATTACGAATCTTTTAGTAGTTAGTTTGTTCATTTCTTTTTTCATGTTAGTTAGTATTAATTATTATTATTCTTTATTCATATATATTATCGATATAAGGTCGTATCTGTTCCGTAAAAAAATGCTGTACATCTTGGGGGCGGGGGCATTTGCTGAAAATTCTATAGAAAATGATTCTAGCTAGCAACACATAATGCAAAAGTAAAATACAAAACGTGGAAAAATATTATGGAAAATATATATACAGGGCCGGGGGTGGGCTAAATAAATCGCTTTTGTTTTCTATAAAAATTCTGAAAAATAGGGCGCAGCACCCTACCTCTATATTTGTAATAACTTTTTTTACTTAAATTACCCACTTAATATGTAATTATTAGAATTATGAAAACCTCACCAATAAGACTAAAACAAAAATTATCACCTAAAGCTGCAGCGGCTAAGAAGAAAAGAGACCTTGCTTCTGCCTTAACTAAGAAGAGAGCTGACTATAAAGCTTCGTCTCAAAGAGCTAGAAGAAAAGCTATAAAAGAAGGTGTCGATGTTAGTGGTAAAGATTACGATCACAAGACGGCATCTTTCAAGTCTGTTAAATCAAACAGAGGTAACAGTGGTAAAGGAACAAAGAGTGAGGGTAGTAAAAACTATAAAATAAAAAATTAAAAAAATGGAAAGATTATCAACGTCTGCATTTAAACTAAGGTCAAGCAATAAGCCCTCACCAATGGAATTATCTGGTATATCACCAATGAAGTCGAACCCAAATAAAAAGAGTGAGAAGAAAAGTTCTAGTGATGATAAGTATGCTTATAACAAGGGTAGTAAATTTGTAGACGAAGAAGAAAAAGGGCGTGATTCAAAAATTGGCACCTTTACAAAGCACTCAGGAGGTTTTGGTGTTATTACCGGCGGTACCAATGCAAAAGGCTACACTAGAAAAGAGAATGAATTTTTAACCGGTGGTTTTGCTGAGTATATGAAACGAGATGGTTTCGCAGAATCAGAAATAAATAACATGTTTGAAAGAAGGGGCGTAAAAGGTCCATACAAAAAATAAAACAAATAAAACTAAAGATATGAGCACACCATTTAAAATGAAAGGATTCTCCGGATTCGGGAATTCACCGATGAAAAAAGATAAGGTAAAAGATTCAGAGATGGAAACCCTTAAAAAGACAAAAAAGTTCACTAGAAAAGAAGCTACTAAAATAGCTAAAGAATCTACAGTTCTTCCAGAAATAGAGGTAAAGGCAAAAAAACCAGAAATAAAATACACTAAAAAAGATCTTGCAAACGCAAAAACAAGAGAACAAAAAGGCGCTATCATGAACCACGCTAAAAAAAATAAATATAAGATAAAATAAACTAATATTAACCAATACATAAAACCAAAAACTATGACTTACTTGTATTACAAAAGTTCGTATACTACGAACACAACTAAACCGAATGAAAAAACTATGAACCAATGGAAGCACTTAGCTGAAAAAGCTAATTGGAGAATAACTCAACTTCCAAACGGCTTCTACCAAACAGAGTGCTCTAACCCTGATAATGAGGAGTGGCACGCTGTGACAAGAAGAGAAACGATTAAAGGTGCTGAAACAGCAATTGATGGAAGCATCGATCATTTCTCTAAGAAGATAGAAGCTACACAAGGACCTAAAGTTATAAAAACATTCAAATAGAAACACAATTAAATTAAATTAAATGGAATACAATCTACCTAGCGAGATTGTCAAAGACTTAAACTTTGGCGACGACGCTAAAAAAAGAATAATAGCTGGCGTAAGCAAGCTAACACAAGCCGTAAAGTCCACGTTAGGCGCTTCAGGTAAATGCGTTATATATGAAGATGGACGCGGTAAACCGGTAATCACAAAAGACGGAGTAACAGTAGCTGAATCTGTTGTCTTATTTGATCCGGTTGAGAACATGGGGGCTACGCTTATTAAAGAAGCAGCTAGAAATACAGTGAAAGAGGCAGGGGACGGTACTACAACGGCGACCGTCCTCGCTGAATCACTAATAAAAGAAATTAATAACGGCAATTGGAAGAGCAATACTGTTAGAGAAATAAAAGAAGGTGTTAACTCAGGCCTTAAAAAAGTAAACGACTATCTCGATAGCGTTAAAATTGAAGTAAAAGATGACATGTTAGATAATGTTGCGGCTATTAGTTGCAACAACGATAAAGAGCTAGGCGCTATTATAGCTGACGCTTATAAGAAAGTAGGCAGTGATGGCGTGGTTTTAATGGAAAGCTCTGAAACTGATGAAACGTACGTTGATTTAGTAGACGGCGTGCAGCTTGAATGTGGCATTACATCGCCTCATCTTATAACTGATACAGAAAAACAACGTGTAGTACTAGATAACCCACTAGTTTTAATTGTAGCATCTGAAGTACCTAACGTTAGAAAGATACAAAACATATTAGAGTTTGTAATTAAGCAAAACCGATCTTTACTTATAGTAGCACAAGTAAGCCAACAAGTAAAGTCGGCGCTTTTAATGAACAAAGTAAAAGGAAATATTAAGGTCAATGTAATTGACTTACCGGGTTTTGGCCCTACAAAGCAAGATACTATAAAAGATTTAGCTATTTTAACCGGTGCTAAAGTAATAAATGAAGAACTTGGTGATGATTTAGATGGAATATCACTAGATATACTTGGAAAAGCCGAAAAAGCAGTTACAGATAGCAAAAATACAGTAATTACGCTTGAAAATATTGACGAAAGTGTAAAAGAACGTATAAAAGAAGTAAAAAAGCTTTATAAAACAGAAAAAAACGGCTTTATTAAGAAAAAAATACAACAAAGAATAGCAATGCTATCTGGTTCTGTTGGTATTGTACGTGTTGGAGCTAATTCTAAAGTTGAATTAAAAGAAAAGCGCGATAGAGTTGAAGATGCCGTTTATGCTACAAAAGCAGCCTTAAAAGAAGGTATAGTGCCTGGCGGTGGAATAGCACTATTAAACGCTTCTAGACATATTAATCCTGAAAACGTTGGTGAAAAAATATTACTAGAAGCTATAAAGTCACCTTATAACACAATACTATCAAATGCCGGTATAGAGAACAAAAACTCTTTAGAAATAGATGGTTATGGTATAAATGTTGTAACTGGCGAAATAGTAGACATGATACAAGATGGTGTTATAGATCCCGTACTTGTTACTAAGTCTGCGCTTAAAAATTCTGTTTCTGTTGTGACTACTATTATATCCGCTGATTGTGTAATATCTAATATAAGAATTGATGAAGGCAGTTAACCATTATATAATAATAGATCTTATAAAAAACGAACCTAAAAAAGTAGGTGGATTAATTTTAACAGACGAAATTAACGAAGACAATAGATATTTAAAAGCAAACGTTGTTTCTGTTGGTAACCTTGTAGAAGGAATAAACAAAAACGATGTTGTTTATTACGATAAACACGCTGGACATGGTATTCAGCATAAAGATAAATTTTACGGCGTTATAAAACAAATGGACGTCGTACTTATAGATTAAACCCAAACCTCAATCCTTAAACCTTAAACTCAAAACAACAAACAATTATTTATTAATCCTAAAAAAAAATTAAAATGGGACAAAACATGTTAGTATTCCATAACGACTCTGATACGTCGTATGCGAATTACGCGGGGAATTTATCCTCAATTTCATCATCAACAACAGCTGTAACTCTAAGATTTATTGGTCAAGGCGCCTCTGCTACTGCTACCAGTACTGACGCTATTGTTTTAACTGTAACTGCTGGTCAAGAAGAAAATGTAATGGAAGCTTTAGCTGGTGCTGTTGCTGAAGCTAGATCTGGTATGACAGTTGTAGCTAGTGATGTGTCTGGTAAAACTAGTTACTTAGTACCTGGTATTACTGCTGTATCATCTATATCTGTAGATTCAGGTGCTGGTACATTTAAAAACATTATAGACGCTGCGTTTAGCTCTAATGATATTGCTGTTACAAACGCTCAATCTGGTAGTGTTGTATTAGTACCAACAACTGGTGCTAACTCTACAATTACTTTGCCAACAGCTCCAGTAGATGGGTTTAATGCTAAGTTTGTATGTGAAGCAGCTGCGGGTGCTCATACTATTACTATTGCTGGTGCTTTTTACGGAATTACGCTTCAAGCTGGAGATACTGTAGAGCATGCTCTAGGTTCAACTAGCGCTGTAGTTGCTTCTAATAAATTTGAGCTTGGTGACTTTATAGAAATTGTTTATGAAGGAGATGCATACCACATTACAGGTATGTTTGACACTGCTGGTTCATTAGCTGTATCTTAATAAAAATTGAGATTAACCGCGCAGGATTTGCGTGAACTAAATATCCTTAAGTACTACAGGCTCACACGAAAGTGGGCCTGTAAGACTTACGGATTAACAGATGCAGATTTAGAATTATTAATTTATTTAGATTGTAAAGGAAGATTTACACGACAAGAGTTTATAGATGGTACTTATACTATGAGTTGGGATAAGAATCGTTGGGAGAAACTACGAAGGTTAGGTTGGATAGAAACCTGGAGACACAGAAACAGAACGACAATAAAGTACTCGGTATTTAAAACATCGTTTAAATGTTCTCAGTTGATTAGTAGAATATATAGAGTGTTGTTAGGTGAAGAAGATTTACCAGTATCAGAAAGAAGTACTTTTTATAATAATAAAACATATACTGACAAGGTTTTTAATAAATCTATAGATGATATGATAAAAGACAAAGATAGATGAAAGGACCGTTTAAACTAAAACATAATAAATCATCGTTTCCTTTTAAAGAAGAAGAGGGTAATGCTATAGTTGCTGCGGCTGCTTCTGCAAACGAAGAAATTGAAAAAGGCGAAAGTGTAGCAGCTAGTTTTTTATCTGGATTTGCTGGTGGTTTAAGCCAGTCTAAGAAAAAGAAAAAGAAAGATAAAGAAAAACCAAATAAACCAAAGAAACAAAAGAAAAATATCGCTTACGATCCAAAACAAAACACGCGTAAGCCTGTGACCAAAACACCTGGTCCAGATCCAGATACAGAGATTAAAATAAAAAAGAAAAAACCTGGTTATTATGGGATTTAAGTTAGGTAGAGGTAAAACACCATCAATGATTAGTGGTGAAATAAAAAACAAAATGAGGTTTGGACAAGAGGCAGGTGGAGATGCATCGGTGCCCGGTACACCTGTTATTAGAAAACCATTAGAAGAAGGAGTGTTAGGCGAAGCTAATATGGACGGTAGTATATTTATTAGTGATAAAATTATACCTGGTAGCCACGAAGAAAGACAAGTAATAAACCATGAAATGGTACATGCTACCGATATGAAAACTGGTAAACTTGCTTATGGAGATGATTTTGTTAAGTATAATGGCAATATATATCCAAGAAAAACAATTAACGGAAAAGATGTAATAATAGTTGATGGCGTTGCTAAAGAAGCTGGTGATACTGGCTTTCCTTGGGAAGACGACGCTAACAACGGAACACAACAAAACGTATGAATATATTAGGAAAAATATTTTCAGGAGGAGCTACTGAATTAGTAAAGAGCGTAGGTGGAGTTATAGATAATCTACATACTTCTAAAGAAGAAAAGCTTGAAGCTGAAAAGAAAATAAAAGACATGATAATGGGTTACGAGGCTCAAATGCAAAAAGAGGTTTCAGATAGATGGAAAGTAGATATGAACTCAGACTCGTGGTTATCAAAAAACATAAGACCACTAGTTCTTATATTTCTAGTTGTAGCAACAGTATTGATGATATTTATAGATGCTGGTGTTTTAGCTTTTGAAGTAAAAGATACTTGGGTAGACTTATTACAATTAGTATTAATAACCGTGATCGGTGCTTACTTCGGTGGTAGATCACTAGAAAAAGTAAAAAAATAAAATGATTAATAAAAAAACATTTACAAGAGTTAGCCCTGTAATACCTGCTAACATACAACACGCTGGTGCTTTTGCAGATACACATTTGCTTTTTGACTGGCACGAAGTAACAAACTTTAATGGTAGTATGATTGATGGCGTTTCAGCTATAGTAAGAGGAACAGATGGCGCTGCACAAACAGGTGTCGCTATGGAACTGTTCTTTGCTACAAGTCATATACCTACACCTAACGACGGCATTAATGTTAGTGTAGATACAGCTCCAGCTTCACTCGGTAGTTCAAGAGCTGCTGTTGGCGCTAGTAATGGAGGGTGGTTCAATAATTTAGTAGGATCTGTAGCAATAGCAGCTGGTGATTATAATGATAATGATTTAAATTTCTTAAACATAGCGACTAAAAATGGATTAAATATACCTGTTAGCGGTGATTTATACGTTGCTGCAATAGCTAAAGAAGCTGTAGATTTTAGAAATACTATTGATGTTAATGAATCAAATTTTGCAGCTGGAGCACAAACAGTAATAACTATTGATACAGTACATGCTGATAAAGTATTTGCTCCTGGTGATGTAGTTCACGCTGCTGACAACGCTGTTCTTGGTACAATTAAAACAGTTGATAGTGACACTCAGATAACTTTAACAAAAGCTAATGTTGACGCTATAGAAAACGACGATATATTATATAATGTTAGTCCAATACAATTAATATTATCTGCAACAGTATAAAACAAATAATTAACTTAAATTAAATAAAATGGCAAAAACAAAAACAAAGAAAGTCGAAAAGGCTACTAAAATTACAAACGAAGAATTAAATAAAGTACAATCAATTGTTAACAATATAAATAGAGCACAGTTAGAAGTAGGTACTCTAGAAAGTAAAAAACATAATTTTTTACACCACGTGTCATTGTTGCAAGAAGAATTAAATAAAATGCAAATTGAGTTTGAAAAAGCTTATGGTACATCAGACATTAACATTCAAGACGGTACTATAAACTATGAAAACAATGAGCAAACTAATTAGAAAGATTACCGTAGGTAAAGACTACAAGGAAAACGCCATGCATTACGCTGTGGGCCAAGATGTTTATGGCGGGCATACTATATGTGATATAATAGAAGAAAAAGATAAATATTCTATTTACATAAAGAAAAACAAAGACGTGTTACCTTGGAAAGACTTTAACAAAAACATGGCGGTATCTGTAGAGTATAATTTAGAGTATTAATGAAAGCGCCTTTTGACTTTGTTATAGAGCCAAAAGGAAACAGATATAACAACACTACTAAAGTTGGTAATAAAGATCTTATATTAAACACAGAGGTTTATAACCATCAATTTGTAAATAGAGAGGCTATTGTTAAGTCTGTTCCTACCGCTTTTAAAACAGAAATAAAACCTGGAGACACCGTTGTAACACATCACAACGTTTTTAGACGTTGGCACGACGTTAAAGGTAACGAAAAAAATAGTAGAAGTTATTTTAACGAAGACACTTATTTTGTAAAAGAAGATCAAGTGTATCTATACAAAAGAAACGCTGAGTGGAAAGCCCTTAAAGGATACTGCTTTGTGCAGCCAATTAAAGACAGAAACTGTCTTGGAGTTGACAAAGAAGAGGCTTGTATAGGTATCGTTAAATATACAGACGGCGTGTATAGCAAGGAAGACTTAATAGGTTTTACGCCGTTTTCAACTTACGAGTTTGTGATTAACGGACAAAGACTATATAGAGTTATGACACAATTTATTACAATTAAATATGAATACGAAGGAAACGAAGAAGAATATAATCCAAGCTGGGCAGAAAGCAGTAGAGGAACTGATTAAGGTCGCTAAAGAACCTATTGTAGATTCAGATGACGATATATCAGCAGATAGATTAAAAAACGCCGCGGCTACTAAAAAACTAGCTATATTTGACGCATTTGAAATACTCACAAGAATACAAGAAGAAGAAAACATGCTTGAGGGCAAAACACCTGAAAAGGCAGAGAAAAAAGCTTTTAAAGGATTCGCAGAAGGTAGATCTAAGTAATGTACAGTCAAAGTTTAGTTAACACAGTTGAACCAATAAAAAAAACCACTATTACCAGAATGAACAGAGGTAAAAAGTGGAAGTATGGTTATAACAAAGAACACGATTTAATAGTATTATCTCATAATGGAGTTATAGGTGAGATTGTACAGATACAAAATTTAATTATAGCGCTACCTAAACCACCTAAAGAAGTATACAAACACCCGAGCAACAAGTGGGCGAAACAAGATTACCCCAAAGAGTTACAAAGGATTAAGAATATATTCGACTGGAGGAGTTATCCGGAAGACAATAAAGAAAAATGGTACGATTACATAGACGAAGAGTTCAAACGAAGAGAAGAGGGCTTTTGGTTCATAAATAATGGTAAACCAACCTGGATAACTGGTACGCACTATATGTATTTACAATGGAGCAAGATTGACGTTGGTGCTCCAGATTTTAGAGAAGCAAACAGATTGTTCTATATATTCTGGGAAGCTTGCAAAGCAGATAAAAGATGCTATGGAATATGTTATCTTAAAAACCGTCGTTCTGGTTTTTCTTTTATGTCATCAGCTGAAACAGTTAATTTAGCTACCTTAACAGGTGATGCTAGATATGGTATATTATCTAAAACAGGTGCTGATGCTAAAAAAATGTTTACTGATAAAGTAGTACCAATTAGTATAAACTATCCATTTTTCTTTAAGCCGATTCAAGATGGTATGGATAGACCTAAAACAGAGTTAGCGTATAGAGTACCAGCTAGTAAGTTTACAAGAAAAAAAATAACAGCTAACGAAAAGCTAGAAGAATTAAAAGGATTAGATACTACTATAGACTGGAAAAATACAGGTGATAATAGTTATGATGGTGAAAAACTTAATTTGTTGGTACACGACGAAAGCGGCAAGTGGGAAAGACCAGACAATATATTAAACAATTGGAGAGTTACAAAAACATGTCTAAGATTAGGTGCTAGAATAGTAGGCAAGTGTATGATGGGTAGTACTAGCAACGCTCTAGATAAAGGTGGTAATAATTTTAAAAAGTTATACTATGATTCAGACGTTACAAAAAGAAATCGTAATGGACAGACAAAGTCTGGTTTATATTCTCTTTTTATCCCAATGGAATGGAACTACGAAGGATTTATTGATGAATTTGGACAACCAGTATTTCATATCCCAGATAATGATGTCTTCGGACCAGATGGTGAATTAATAGATTATGGTATAATTGATCATTGGAATAACGAGGCCGATGGTTTAAAAAGTGATCAAGATGCTTTAAACGAGTTTTACAGGCAATTCCCACGAACTGAAGAACATGCTTTTAGAGACGAGGCTAAAAACAGTATATTTAACTTAGTAAAAATATACGAACAAATAGATTATAACGACGGGACAAGAAACTTATCTACTTATTCTACCGGTAACTTTCAGTGGGTTAACGGCGTTAAAGATACACAGGTTATCTTTTATCCAGATCCAAAAGGTAGATTTAATGTAAGTTGGTTTCCAGAGCAGCATTTGCAAAACAAAATAATAGTAAAAAAAGGAATTAAACACCCGGCTAATATACACATGGGCGCATTTGGCTGTGATAGTTACGATATATCAGGAACGGTAGATGGTAGAGGATCAAATGGAGCACTGCACGGTTTAACAAAGTTTAGCATGGAAAACTGCCCGCCAAACCACATGTTTTTAGAGTATATAGCTAGACCACAAACAGCTGAGATATTTTTTGAAGACGTGCTAATGGCTTTAGTATTTTATGGTATGCCGATACTTGCAGAGAATAACAAACCGAGATTATTGTATCATTTAAAAAGAAGAGGATATAGAGGTTATTCTATGGCTAGGCCTGATAAATATTGGAATAAGTTATCGGTTTCAGAAAAAGAAATAGGTGGCATACCAAACTCTAGCGAGGATATAAAACAAGCTCATGCGGCCGCGGTTGAAATGTACATTCAACAACATGTTGGTCATTTAGGTGATGGAAATTATGGAAACATATATTTTAACAAAACTTTAAATGATTGGTCTAGATTTGATATAAACAAAAGAACAAAGTTTGACGCCACTATTAGTAGTGGTTTAGCAATAATGGCTTGTAATAGACATTTATATGCTCCAAACGCAAAGGTAGAAAAACCAAAACTTAATATAAATATCGCTAAGTATTCTAATACTGGTAGCGCTTCAAAATTAATAAAATAATATGACATACACCGCGGTAAATAATTATTTTCCTAGTCAAGTTGTAAGTGATGCAGAGAAATTGAGTTACGACTATGGTTTAAAAGTAGCAAAAGCTATAGAGTTTGAGTGGTTTGGTAATGATATGAGTCACACGCGTTACGATAATAACTATAGAAATTTTCACGAGTTAAGATTATACGCGCGTGGAGAACAATCAATAAAAAAATATAAAGACGAACTATCTATAAACGGAGATTTATCTTATCTTAATTTAGACTGGAAACCAGTACCTATTATATCTAAGTTTGTGGATATAGTTGTTAATGGTATATCTGAAAGAACTTATAGTGTAAAAGCATATTCTCAAGATCCTTATGGGGTTTCTAAAAGAACTGCATACATGGAGTCTATAATAGAAGACATGAGAATGAAAAGCTTTGATGAGTTTACAAACGAAAGTTTTGGTATAAACTTAGCTCAAAACGAACCAGATACTTTACCTGGAAACGAAGAAGAACTGGCTTTACACATGCAGTTGTCTTATAAGCAGTCTGTTGAATTAGCAGAAGAACAAGCGTTAAACGTTTTGATGGATGGTAATAACTACGAGTTAATTAGAAAAAGATTTTATCAAGATCTTACTGTTTTAGGTATAGGTGCAACTAAAACAAACTTTACAACATCAGAAGGCGTAACTATAGATTACGTTGATCCAGCTAAATTAGTATATTCTTATACAGACTCTCCTTATTTTGACGACATATATTATGTTGGAGAAATAAAAACAATACCTATTAACGAGCTAGCAAAACAATTTCCCCATTTAGATCAATCAGATCTAGAAGAAATAAAACAAACGTCATCATCTTATACAAAGGGCAACTACAACTATAATCATAAAGAACACGATCAAAACAAAGTTCAAGTTTTATATTTTAATTATAAAACATACATGAACGAAGTTTATAAAATAAAAGAAACTTCTACTGGAGCTGATAAAGCTATAGAGAAAGATGATAGTTTTAATCCACCAGAAAATATGGAGGGAGGTTTTTCTAGGTTAGACAGGGTTATAGAAGTTTTATACGAAGGAGCAATGGTTGTAGGCACAAATAAGCTTTTAGATTGGGGCATGGCAAAAAACATGATGCGCCCTAAAAGTGATTATACTAAAGTAAAAATGAATTACAGTATAGTAGCGCCTAGAATGTATAAAGGTAAAATTGACTCATTAGTAAAACGTATTACAGGTTTTGCAGACATGATACAATTAACACATTTAAAACTGCAACAAGTAATGTCACGTATGGTTCCAGACGGTGTTTATTTAGATGCAGATGGTTTAGCCGAAGTAGATTTAGGTAATGGCACAAATTATAATCCACAGGAAGCATTAAATATGTTCTTCCAAACTGGATCTGTAATTGGTAGAAGCTTTACAAGTGAAGGCGATATGAATCCTGGTAAAGTACCTATTCAAGAAATAACATCTGGAGCAGGAGGTCAAAAGATGCAAGCTCTTATTGGTAATTACAATTACTACCTACAAATGATTAGAGATGTAACCGGGTTAAATGAAGCTAGAGACGGTTCTACACCAGACAAAAACGCTTTAGTTGGTATACAGAAAATGGCGGCAGCTAATAGTAATACAGCTACAAGACATATATTACAAGCTGGTTTATTTTTAACATCTGAAACAGCTGAACAATTGTCACTTAGAATATCTGATATTATAGAATACTCACCTACAAAAGAAGCTTTTATACAATCAGTGGGAGCGCATAATGTTGCTACGTTAGAAGAGCTGCAACATTTACATCTTTATGATTTTGGTATATTTATAGAATTAACACCTGACGAAGAAGAAAAAGCGTTATTAGAAAACAATATACAAGTGGCACTAGCGCAACAAAATATAGAGCTTGAAGATGCTATTGACATTAGAGAAATAAGAAGTTTAAAACTTGCTAATCAATTACTAAAAGTAAGAAGAAAAGAAAAAATAGCAAGAGACCAAAGAATGCAACAAGAAAATATACAAGTGCAAGCACAGGCTAACGCGCAAGCTCAACAGGTAGCAGCACAAACAGAGATGCAAAAAAACCAAGCTATTACAGAGTCAAAATCTCAACTAGCTCAAGTAGAGGCTCAATTAGAAATGCAAAAAATGCAAGCTGAAGGAGAATTAAAAATGGCTTTAATGCAAAAAGAATTTGAATACAATATGCAGTTAAGGCAAGTGGATTCAGAATCTTTAAATCGTAAAGACACAGAAAAAGAAGATCGTAAAGATCAAAGAACAAGGATTCAAGCGTCTCAACAATCTGAACTTATAGATCAGAGAAAAAATGAAAAACCACCTAAAAACTTTGAGTCAGCAGGTAATGATATAATGGGAGGTGGGTTTGGATTAGGTATGTTTGAACCTAAGTAAACAATTTTATTAATTATATAATATTTTATTATGGCAAAGAAAAAAGAAACTACAGTCGAAGAGGTTGTAGAACAAAAACAAGATGACAATACAACTAAGGTCGATTTTGGTAATTTTGAAAGTAAAGAAGACAACAATGTTACTAAAGTTGACTTAAATAAAAAACCAGAAGATGAAACCAAAGAAGAAGTTACAAACGATAACACTGACGACGGAAGAGTGGTTGAGGTCGTTGAAGACGCCGGAACCGTACAAGAACAAGAAGAAGTACAACCGGAAACAGAAGCACAAGAGACTCCAGTTGTAGAGGAAATAACTGAAGAAGAGGTAAAAGAACAAGTTGAAGATTTAACTGAGAAAGCTGAAGATGCTATAGCTGAATCTATAGAAACTGGAAAAGCGTTACCAGAAAACATACAAAAACTTGTTGACTTTATGGAGGATACTGGTGGTAGCTTAGAAGATTATGTTAAGTTAAACAAAGATTATTCTGAATTAGATAATTTA